GCAAGGTAATTAATGAGAAAAATATTAGTAATATTATTATGGCCATTTAAGATGTTGTCAAACTTATTATCTGCTAACTGGTGGGCAAATATAATATGGCAGAAAACTAATATGAAAAAGAAGGTACAAGGTAGTAGATTTAATAGATGGCAGAATAGTCTACCTCAACCATACAGATTTATATTTAAAACAACTTTCTTTATAGTATTCATGTATCTAATTGAAATGTATTTTAATGTATTAGGTTATTCAATACTGCCTTGGAAGTGGTTTTGATTAGAAAAATATTAACACATTGGACCACTGCCTTTGTAACTTTATTTGTATTAACATATATTGGTTTACAAGACTTTTCAGGTAAAGAAATTTTAAGACTTAAATCATTTGACTATCTTTTAGCAAATGAAGAAGTAACACCATCACAAGATGTAACAATCATAACAATAGATGAAGAAGCAATTGAAAAGTATGGTCAATGGCCATGGCCTAGAGATACACTAGCAAACTTAATTGTAGAGTTACGACAAGCAGAAACAGGTGTTATTGTTATGCCTATATTGTTTAGTGAACCTGATAGATTTGGTCATGATGAAACTTTTTGTGAAGCATTAGGTTACGGTACAGTTATTGCTCAAGTTGGTACAACACAAAAGAGAACATCTAATCCTGTGCCAAGAGGTGTTGCAAAGATAGGTAACCCACTAGACTTTTTGTATGAATGGTCTGGTATGGTAGGACCAACACCAAAACTAGCAAACTGTACACAAGGTGTAGGTGTTATCAACACAGCACCTGAAGTTGACGGTGTTGTAAGACGAGTGCCTTTATTAATGAAGATAGGTGATGAAGTTTATCCTAATATGGCAATCGAAACAATACGAGTTGCAGTAGGTGACCCTAGTTATCAAGTGAAAGCAGATGATTTTGGTGTAACTGCTATAAGAGTGCCTGCTTATACAACAATCAATACAGACGCAAACGCAAGAATATGGTTGAGATGGAACAAACAGTTTAACACAATATCAGCAGCAAGTCAAGACTTTTCTTCGGCTGCAGGAACTACTGTAATTATTGCCTTGACAGCAGAGGGATTATCGAGTGTAGTAGCAACACCTACTGGCGAGAAGTACGACTATGTAGTAAGTGCTAATTCACTTCAGACAATATTAGATGGTGAGAGTATCAAAAGAATTGATAGTTTACTTGAATTAATGCTTGCATTTTTTGTAGGATGTGTTATAATAGTTGTTTGTAGATACACACCTTATTGGTCTATCGCATTACTACTCGGTGTAGGTACGATAGGCGGTCTTAATTATACATCAATAGCATTTGATAGTCTAGTCTTATTTGATATCACATGGATATTATTAACAGCATTTGTAGTAGGATTTCATTCTACATTCCTAAGATTTATATTAGAGTTTAGACTTAAACAACAAATAAGAAAACAGTTTGAAAAATATCTAGACCCTAGACAAGTGGCGATACTTGTAAAAGACCCTAGTAAACTAAAACTAGGTGGTGAAAGAAAAGAAATGAGTTTCTTGTTTATGGACATTGTAGGGTTTACACCTATCTCAGAACACTATAAGAATAAAGATGACCCGGAAGGTTTAGTTGAAGTTATCAATGACTATCTAAACCGTATGAGTAAAATAGTATTAGATAATGGTGGTACAATTGACAAGTATATGGGCGACTGTATTATGGCATTTTGGAATGCACCACTTGATTGTTCTAATCATGCAGAAATGGCAGTCAAAACTGCTATCGAGTGTGCTGAAGAAACAGACAAGATAAAAGCAGAGTTTAAAGAAAGAGGACTACCTGATATTAACATAGGTTCTGGCGTTAATACTGGCACTTGTATTGTAGGTAATATGGGTAGTGAAATGCGACTAGACTATTCTGTCATAGGAGACGCAGTTAATTTAGCTGCAAGACTAGAAGCAACAACAAGAAATTATAAAGACGAGAATGGTAAAGTAACACCTTTACTATATTCATCATTTACACACGAAAAACTAGAAAATATACAATCAGTAGAAGTAGATAAAATCAAAGTTAAAGGTAAGAAAGAGTTAATTACCATCTATAAACCTATATAAATAGTAATATGGCAACTGTATTTGATAAAATATTAGACACTACAACTGGTCCCAAATCATATAATTGGTACAAAGGAAAGGTATCAGCGATGACAAGTCAACCTGGTGCTCGAAGTTTAATCAATCAAGGAAAAGCAACTGTAGCACCTAAGTATGGTATAATGAATCTTTTTGGTTATGACCCTAAATTCAAAGAGACATTACCATACTATGATAGATTTCCCTTGATATTTCCCATAGATTTTGCTAAAGGTGGTTTCTATGGTATCAATTTTCACTATTTGCCACCAGGTGCAAGAGTAAACTTTTTAAGACAGTTATCAAGATTTACGAGTGATAAGAATTTTGATAGAAAAACAAGATACAATATTGGTGAATTATCAGGAAGATATTATAAAAAAACAATTAAACATTATTTGTATAGTCAAGTGAGAACATCATTTTTAAACATAACAGCTGAGGAAATGGCAATTGCAATATTTTTACCAGTCGCAAGATTTAAGAAAGGAAAACCATACTAATGGCTATCTTTAGAGCAGGCAAACGAGTAGGACCTTTTGACATAAGAGTAGGATTTCCTAGAGATAAAAGTCTTGATAATGTTGATAAAGACCCTAGACTTAAAAAAGGTGCAAACACAGATAACACAATTGGTCGTTTTCGTGCTACTATGGCAAGAGCAGAAGGTTATGCTAGACCAGCAAGATTTGCTATTAAGTTATCTGTACCAGCAAATTTACGCACAGTACTAGCGAATGCTAATAATACAAAATCTTCCGAAGGCACAAATGGGAACATACCTCCACACTTAATATCATCAGCAGCCAACCCTGACCCTTTTACCATGCTAGATTTAGCTGGACAAATGGGACAACAATTAAATATACATTGTGATAGTGTATCTATGCCAGGTAAAGATTTAGTTACACAAAAGAAACAATATGGTAACGAACCAGAAGTTGATATGGTTACAGGTCATCAATATGCAGGTACAATAAACGCTTCTTTTTATGCAGATAAGTATTTAAGAGAAAGACAATTCATAGAATTATGGATGAAGATGGCACACAATAACTTGACAAACGAAGCAAAATACTATGATGATTATACAGGCAAAATGCAAATATATCAATTAGGTTCACTAGACGGTGAAGGTGATAGAGATGTACCAACTTATGGTGTTGAAGCAATAGAAGTTTTCCCACAGACATTAAGTGCTGTAGAATATAACTATGGTTCGACAAATCAGATAGTAAAAATAAATGTAGGATTTGCATACAAACAATGGTACAATCTTACAACTGACAAGTTTGCAGGTATGTCTTATGGCAACAGTCAACAAACTATACATGATGTCAAAGGTGCAGATAAAGGATTATTCGGTAGATTGCCTATCGAATTACAAAGAGCAGGAAGAGAAGTATTTAATTCTGCTAAACGACAGGTTCCAGTAGGAAAACTGTTTAAAGGGAAAATATTCCCACCATTTACATAATATTACATTATAAAGGAGATTAAATAATGGCACTACCTAAACTGAATACCCCAACTTATGAGTTGGAAGTACCAAGTACTGACGAGAAAATAAAATATCGTCCGTTTTTGGTTAAAGAAGAAAAGATATTGATGATTGCAATGGAAAGCAAAGACAATACACAAATTGTTAATGCAGTAAAAGACATTGTTACATCATGTACTTTTAATACATTAGATGTAGCAAATTTACCTATGTTTGATGTTGAGTACATCTTTTTACAAATAAGAGCTAAATCAGTAGGAGAGATTTCTAAATTAAAGATACTTTGTCCTGATGATAAAAAAACTTATGCTGATGCTGAAGTTGATTTAACAAAAGTAGAAGTACAGGTTGATGATGAACATAGTAATAAGATTGAATTGACAGATGATATGGGAATGATTATGACATACCCTACTATTGATTCATTTACTGATAGTGGCATACAAACTATAGACGCTAATAATATGTTAGATGTTATTGGTAGTTGTATATTACAAATATACGAAGATAAAGGTGAGAAAGTCTTTCAAGCAAAAGACCAAACTAAAAAAGAGTTGACCGAGTTTATTGAATCAATGAACACTAGTCAATTTAAACAAGTACAAGCATTTTTTGATACTATGCCTAAATTAAAACATACAATTAAGGTAAAGAATCCTAAGACGAAAAAGAGTAGTGATGTAACATTGACTGGACTAAACGATTTTTTCGCATAGCCCTTTCACACAATACGCTTGAGAATTATTTTGAAGTAAATTTTTCTCTTATGCAACATCATAAATACTCTTTAACAGAGATTGAAAATATGATGCCGTGGGAAAGGGACATATATGTTGATATGTTAATAACTTATATTAAAGAAGAAAAAGAAAGACAAAAACAAAGAGAAGCGGAGAGAAAATAAATGGCTGAAGAAATAAAAGATGTAAAGGTTGTAGAACCTAAACAAAAAATTAGTGTAGACTTAGAGGTAGATACTTCTATTAAAGATTTAGGTGTAAACCCATATGCAAAACTAATTCATATGGCAAGAGCCGTTGACGCTTGGCGAATATTTCCAAGATTGTTCTTAACAGTTTATATCTTTCTATTGTATAAAGTAACAATATGGTTTATGAGTATACCAACACCAACTTTAGAACAGTCTGGTTTGGTATCAATTGTGGTTGGCGCCGGGGCAGCATGGTTTGGGTTATATACAGGAACAAGTAAAGGGAAAAAGTAAATGGCATTAGGAGCACTATCACCGATTAAATTATCAACGCCAGACGAGATGGCATATGCAGGTACTGGTACAAATATGGTACCAGCTGGTAAAAATATGGTACCAGTTAATACTGATGGTCAAGGCAACGATATGCAACCTCAAACTATGGGACCTATGGAATCAATCATGAGTATTTTTGAGGAAATAAGAGACGGCATTAATCAGTTAGTAGAATTAGCATATACTGGTGCAAAAGCTGATTCTATGGATTCAAGAGACGACTTAGTAAATGCGGCTGACGCTGATTTAATTGGTTCAGATAGTCAAGGTAATGACCCGATTGATAGTGGTGGAGGTATGGGGTTTGAAATACCTAAACCAGGACCTAAACTAGGTCTTGCATTATTAATGGGTGGTTTAGCAGCACTTATGGCATTTGGTGATAAGTTAGTTCCTATTATTGCACCTGTATTAAAGTTTATAAAAGAGAAAGCATTACCATTTGCTATTGACTCTATCAAATTAGCTCTAGAGGGTATCAAAACTGTTTTCAATTATCTGTATGACAATGTATGGCCTTTTATTCGAGACAATGTTATTTTAAATGCTGTAGATTTTGTTAAAGAGTCTTTTCAAGGCATAGTTGATTTGTTTGGTGATTTAAAAGAAAGATTTAGTGCGTTGTTTAGCGAGGACGCAACATGGTGGGAGAAGATAACAGCATTTCTAGGTATATTCGGGGACATAGGACAATTCTTTATTGACCAGTTTGACCGTGTTACTGAATTTATTGCTAATGTGTTTGGTGTATCGTTTGACCCATACGATGGTTTGATAAGTTACATATCTGGCAAATTGACAGAAGGATTTAAAGTTGTTACAGATTGGTTTAATCAAGCAGGAACATTTATACTAGAGGGCTTTACAGGCATATACGATTTTATAGTAGATAAAGTTACTGGTGCTTTTGCAACGGTTGGTAACTTTTTTAGTGCAACAGGCGAGTTTTTACTTGGTACATTTAATAGTATAACAGATTGGATTGCAGACAAATTAAAAGTGCCATTTAAATTTCTAACAGATTTATTCTCATTCCCAGAAAGTCCTAAAGAGTTTGCAACAAAACTAATAGATATCATACTACTACCTTACAATCTAGCAATTAAATTTCTTGAATCAATATTTGGGTTTAGTTTATCCTCAGATGATGAATCATTTAGTCTAGGTACTTTTATTGTTGATACAGTATTAGATGTTGTTAAATACCTCAAAGATTTATTTTCTTTTGATTTGCCTAGTATGGATTCTATCTTAAAAAACACTGGTGATATAATGCAAAATCTATTAAGAGCAGTATTGCCTTCGCCAGACTTTCTAACTTTTGAAACTCCTTCAGTAGAACTATTTGGTAAGACATTTGGTGGTGGCACAATTAGTTTAAATCCTATTCCAGATTCATTATATGCGGCAGCTGGTATTGACCCTGGAACTGGTGAAAATTTAGTTGCAACAAGTGATGGTGATACAACACTTGTAACAGGCAGTTCAGTACAGACTAATACTCCTACTAATGGTGGAGAGTTAAGTGATGGTTCTAAAGAAACTGCTGGTGGCACAGTTATTACTACAATTAATACTACTGACGCTTCACAAACAAATCAAAGCACTAGTAATACTACACAAACACCTGGTTTAGCAGTCGATGGTTCAGATTCAACTGCTAGATATTTAGCAGCTGCAGGTATTTAACCTTGGCATATAGTGATAAAGTATTAGACCATTACGAAAATCCTCGTAATGTTGGTTCAATGGACAAAAACGATAAAAATGTAGGCACTGGTATGGTTGGTGCACCTGCCTGTGGTGATGTCATGAAACTACAAATCAAAGTTAAAGATAACATAGTTGAAGACGCTTGTTTTAAAACTTATGGGTGTGGTAGTGCTATTGCAAGCTCAAGTCTTGTTACAGAAATGCTCAAAGGAAAAACTATTGAACAAGCACAAGCAATACAAAATATGGAAATTGTTGAAGAACTGGCATTACCACCAGTTAAGATACATTGTTCTGTACTAGCAGAAGATGCTATCAAATCAGCAATTGCTGATTATCTAGGAAAAAAGTAATTGAAAAATGATGAGGTATTTCATATAGTACTTTATTTTGTGGTATTAATTTGTTTCTTTTTTAGTTTTAAATATA